ACAGATACCGACCCATATTATGGTTATTATTTGTTACCTCCTGTAGTGCCGACTGTTTCTGCTTATATAGGTACAATAAGAAGTGGAGAATACTTCACATTTAAAATAATAGGATATGATTTTGATGGTAATTCTTTAACATATGATTATGTTAATCTACCTACAGATTTAACAGGTGATCCAGATACTGGTTGGATAACCGGTACACCTACATTAAATTCAATTGGCTTAAGTACTTTTAATTTTGCAGTAAATGTATATAAAACTTCCAACCCTAGCATTGCTACAACTAATTTTAATTTTAGTTATAATTTAAGTAATAGTGTAACAGATAACATATTATGGATAACACCATCAGATTTAGGCACATTATTTAATAGCACTATAAGTACATTAAATGTAATAGCAGTAGCAGATACAGAATTATCATATAGAATTGTTAGTGGTAGTTTACCACCTAATTTATTATTATTAGACAATGGTGAAATAACAGGACGTGTTGCGGATCAACCATCAAGTTCATTATTAGAACAAAATGCAGAAACTGTATTTACGTTTACTGTTCAAGCATATTCACCTTTGTACCCAGTAATACAATCCCCCAAAACATTCAATATTACAATACTACAAGAATATACTCAACCAACAGATACATTGTATATTAAAGCTTCCCCTAGTATAAATGATAGAAATATTATTAACGGTTTGTTAACAAATGACACATTAATTCCAGAAGAAATGGTTTATAGACCTAATGATATATATTTTGGTAAAGCAACTAGTGTAATATATGAACATGCATATGGTATGTATGCTAGTAACATTGATGAATATTTGGCTGCGGTTACACAAAATCATTATTGGAGAAATATTACTTTAGGGGAATTAAAAACTGCTGTAGCAAAAAATAATTTAGGTGAAATAATATATGAGGTAGTATATAGTGAAGTTATTGACAATTTAGTTAACCCTTCAGGTATCAGTATACAACAAGAAATTCGTTGGCCTAGACTAATAGATTTACAATTAGGTCCATGGTATACTAGTATTACAGATATCTTTACTAGTTATGAAACAGTGTTAGGACAAGATTATTATACAAGTTTAACTCCTGGTTATGCACAAACGTTATATCCAAATAGTCTTTTCAATATGCGTAATCGTGTAGGACAAGTAGTTGGTCAAGTAAAAGATAGTAGATTATTACCATTATGGATGACTAGTCAACAAGAAAATGGTGGAACATTAGGCTATACGCAAGCATGGGTTATTTGTTATACTAAACCTAGAATAGTTGTTAACGATGAGCCACTAACTTATGCTGAGTTTGAAGCAACTGGTTTAACAAGAGCAGATTATATGAGCTATGCTGAAACTATTAAAAATAACATACAAAATGATTGGCAATATACATTAAATGATATTAATTTTAAAATTGATAGATTTAGTGTAAACAAGAGCGAAACATACAATTATGATAAACAACTAACACCTCCCGCATGGACAGGACTACCTAGCGCATATCCTGTACCTGACCCGATAGATAGTAAAGATTTTTATGTATTGTTCCCTAGACAAACAATTTTACCAGACCAATCGCAATACTAAATATATAACGGAACAAAAAGAATATGAGCACAATTAATACAAACGGTATCAACGTAAATTATCCTGTACCAGGGGTTAATAATAATAGTCAAGGATTTAGAGATAACTTTGCGGCTATTAGAACTAACTTAAACACTGCAGGAACAGAAATAACAGACCTACAAAATAAAGTTGTAGTTAAATCCGCATTGGATAACTCTACTGTCAATAATGATATGGCTAATACACTTATTAGTAATGCATTAACCCGTAGCTTCCGTGCTAGTACTTATAATTTAGGTAATGCACTATCAGGTACAGTGTCAGTAAATGTATCACTCGGTGATGTACAATATGGTACTATTGCAGGTAATACAACAATTCAATTTACTGGTTGGGCTCCTACCGGTACACAAAGTAATGTCCAATTACAATTGGCAATTGCAAGTAATAATGCCGGAAACACAGCAGTATTGTCATTCCCTAGTCAAGTTACTGATGGAGTAACAACATTAGAAAATTATGCTAACGTTGCAAACACTAATACAGTTACTGTACCATATGGTGTAACTCAATTAGATTATAGATTTAGCACACTTGATTGCGGAAATACAATTACAGTAGAACCATTTAATAATGCTAGAATAGCATCACAAATACAAACACGCAATGTTATTCCTACTGGTAATCAGGGTGATATAGTGGGTGAGATAGCAGTAAGTACGGGTGTTAATCAGTTATCAATCACTAGTACTAATGCATCGGACTACTTAAATACAGCCAATACAGTGCAATTATATACGGATATGCCAATAGTATTCACTGGTGTAAGTATGGAAGCTAATATTACAGTTGGTACAACTTACTATGTACGTAATGTTTCAGCTAATACATATTTTACTGTATCAACAGCATTAGGTGGTGCAAATGTTAACTTAGCTGGAAATGCTAGTCCAACACTTCCGATGTATGCTAACCCAGTATCTTATTTGTATGTGTGTACAGATGATTATAACTCTACTGCATATGAAAAATCTGTATCTGCTACGAATAGTTCTGGGAATGTTACTTTAAATAATACTTCAGGTATAGAGAATGCAACTAATTCTCCTATTATATTTACTGGAACAACATTTGGCGGAATAACAGCAAATACAGTATATTATATTAAAGCAGTCGGTACTGGTGGTAATATTACTATCAGTCAATCTAGGACAAATGGCGTTGCAGATACGGTATTTACATTAACGTCTGCTAGTGGCACGTGTGTAGCAACCGCATATGTAGGTTCGGATATTTGGAAAAGAATTGCACTAACATCTTGGTAATAAATATTTGAATGGAACACCCGTTCATTGCATCACTCTCAGATAAAACGTTAGAAGAACTACAGGGTTCCATAACGGACTTAACCAAAAAACTAAACTTTGCATATCGTATGCAAAATGGTGCTATGATTCATCAATTGAATATGGTAATGGCAAGTTACCGAGCAGAGTATGGCCGCAAAATGGACGAGTTACTTAAAAAACAAGGTGATAAAACACAAATCAATATTCAAAAAGAAAGTTAAAATTGACCACACGAATAGAACGAGAATTTTCATTTCAAGCAGGTGTTTACTTCCAAGAAGAATTTTTAATGAATCTATATACAATAACATTGTATATGGAAGTAGAAACTGAATCCATTAGAGAACAAAATGTTGCAATGGAACGAATAAAATATTTTTTAAATGAATGTTTGGAAAATAGTATTTTTGTTCAAAATACTGAACAAAAAATTATTGAAAAATATAACTCATGTGGGTTTAAAGTATGTACAGTACCCGAAGAACCATACGACCAAATTATAACATTGTTATTACTAACTAAACTTAACAGCATTACTGAGGGTAGATTGATTATTACAGATATTACATTGGGTTCACGTATAAGTGATGAGGTAAAATTTATATGTGACATTGAAAGCCCATTAGGACCTTTAGAATCACATGGCTGGTGGATGGATAATAGTACATCAATTGCTGACACTAAAAAATCTGTAAAGAAAGATAAAATTGTTAAATTGTTCAAAACACCTACAACAGATTGGGCAGAATACAATTTAGTTTGGAAAGAAAAAGACCATACAGCTAATTGTGAAATCGTTTTTACGACTGAACAGGAAAAGTAATTATCCAAACATATTGTATTTTAGTAACAGTTGTGCTATAATACATGAATGAAAACAGATAAGTATGGTCAATTAATTTACAATCAGAACGATTTATGTGAATTGTTCTTGCAAGACCCTACACGTACAATCTCTAACGCATTAGTTGATAGTCCCATAGAATTTAATGGGTTTCTCTCATTAGAAAACATCCCAAATCTAAAACAATATACTGCTTCAGCCATTTCATTAGAAGAATTTGATAAAACAAATCAAGCAAAATGGCATATGCCCAAAGAATACTATGAACTAGATATTGCTAAATGGGTATTGGATCAATGCAAAAATGAAGAAGAATTACAACGTGCCGGTGATGAACTAATTAAGTTCCAAGAACGTAATATGTTTGTGTTGTTACAGTATTTAAAATATTTGGTTGACACAATGCGAGAGAATAATATAGTATGGGGTGTAGGACGTGGTAGTAGTGTAGCAAGTTTTGTATTGTTTTTAATAGGTATACACCGTATAAATAGTTTATATTACCAATTAGATATTGGTGAATTTTTAAAATAAGGAAATATTATGGCTAATTACAGAACAGCAATGGGTAAATCAGTTGACATGGCAGCACTAACTGCAAAAAATGAAAAAACTAGAGCAGTGGGTAATATGAAAGTTAATGCACGGGGTGATACTATTGATGCACATGGACGTATTCTACGTACCGCAACAACTAAAGTAAATGATTCATATAATAAAACTGTAGGGAATCGTTCAGCACAACCGGTACGAAACAAACCAACTACACCACCTAAACCAACTATTGATCTATCACAATTAAATGAACTTGAACGTGAGATTGAAGGAAATTTAGAAGATGAACTTGAAATTGAAAAAATTAAAGCACAGGAACTTAAAAAGAAATGAACCAATATAGTAAGCCAGCATTTAGCCCCACCAAAGTAGATACAATGAGATTCTTTAAGGATCATATCATTGTATCTGAAATGCATTTTGATGAACGTATCAGTAAAGGTGGCATCATTATGCTTGATGATGATAAGAAAAGTTCGGGCATCCGTCCCCGCTGGGCAAAGATATATGGTTTAGGTCCAGATCAAGATGATCCGCAATTAGAGATAGGTAAATATATTCTTATCAGTCACGGTCGTTGGACACGGGGTATCACAGTTGAGACACCTTCGGGTAAACAGACATTGCGTAAAGTTGATCCCGGTGATATACTCTTAGTATCGGATGAGCCGATGGAAGATGAAACAATGAGTGATAAGGTATATTAATGAAAAATTGGTTAAGACAAAAATTACAAAACTTTTTGTATCCGCTAGATACTAATGAGGTAGTAGAAACTAAAACTAATAGAGGGCGTGCTCTTATTAGAGGATCAAGCCTTGATAGTAGAGGGATGAGTTTCACTATACATCAAGCTAGTGGAGGATATGTATTAGAATACTCTGTATACGATGACAAGACTGATAGACATAATCACAATTTACACATCATTCCATCTGATCAGGACATGGGTCAGGGCATAGCTCATATAATCACATTAGAAATGTTAAGAAAATGAAAAATAGTCTTTGGGTAGAAAAATATCGTCCACAAACAGTAGCAGACTATGTGTTTGTAGATGAACGACAGAAGAATCAAGTAGAGGGTTGGGTTAAAGATGGCTCTATCCCTCATCTATTACTATCAGGTGATCCAGGTACTGGCAAGACAACTCTTGCTAAAGTATTGATCCATGAACTTGATGTAAGTGAATATGATGTATTGGAGATCAATGCATCACGTGAGAATAGTGTAGATGTTGTACGTAATAAGATTGTTAACTTTGTACAAACAATGCCATTTGGTAACTTCAAAGTTGTACTACTAGATGAAGCAGATTATTTGACACCAGCTGGACAAGCGGCATTGCGTAACGATATGGAAGCATATCATATGACCGCACGATTTATATTAACTTGTAACTATCAGCATAGAATTATCCCTGCATTGAAGTCACGATGCCATGAGTTTCATATTACAAAAACAGATAAAACAGAGTTCACTGCGAGAGCGGCAACTGTGTTAGTAAGTGAGAACATTGTATTTGATTTAGATGATTTAGATAGTTATGTACGTGCTACATATCCAGACTTGCGTAAG